GTGGCAGCGGTGGACCCCGGTTTGTCTGGACCGAGAGTGGCAGTCCCACAACAGGAGGTGATGGCTTACATCCAGCGTATGTAACAATGGCGACACCAAGAGAACCTAGGAACATGCGCGCGGAAGGTGCTGACCCTGGTGCCCGTCCGAGATTCGGACGCGCTTCCCGGGGGGGCAGACGACCTGTTTGGTCGGGAGATAGGGGGCAACCCCCTCCGCAGGAAGTAACACGTCCTGTTCCTGCTCGAGAGGAGACGTCGCAATACGTCGACTCCGCAGTAGCCACCCACGGACCCTTGTGCCGCGACAGGGGAGTCCAGACAGTCACTAGCGTCTCGGCGGACGCTGGTGTGCAAGCGGAAGCCCCGGAGGATCTGTTGAGACTCCCGGGTGTTCGACTCCGTCGCCGAGGTAGGCTCACGCGGGCGCTTGAGAGAGTGCTCAGAGTCGTGCCTATGGCCTTGAGGCCTAAGTCCTGGACTGGTGGTAAGACCTCGTCCACGACGGTGGCTGATTGGCTGTGGCTAATCTTCGGCGGGGGAGTAAAGGTCCTGTCTGTGGGCCAAGTCGAGCTGACCGCTGACAAGAGTGTTTCCTACGACATGATTGTCACGGTGTCGCATGGCGGGTCGGAGCATGTGATCTCCGTCCATGTCCTGTCGCGTCTTCTCTCATATGTTTATTTTCGAGAGAGGACACCCCAGACAGTCCCTCTGTTGAGGGCGCGTGCTGTCCAGTACGCTGACGCTGTTGGCCTTCCGGCCCACTTGGTAGCTCTTGTGGTGCCTGGCTGCGTCCGCTTGGGCATGTCCGTGTCTGCGATAGAGTCGCGGGCTTTGGGGAGGACTGGGATGTGGTGGATGTTGCTGGCGAAGATTCTGTCTGCGTCGCGCTGGCTCCTTGAGCTGGCCTGGACGATGGTTGTTCTCGCGTTGGTGGGTGGGGCCTTTGTGGGTGGAGGTCTTGCCGCGGGCACTGTTGTCTTGGCTGTCTTTTGGAGCTTGCGCCGGCTCTACAGACAGGGGCGTCCAGGAGATGATCAGTGATGGGGTACATCCAACACGGGTCTTGGTGTGTGTGTCGGTCCTAGGGCTGATTTGCCAATTTCCACACATGCCATGCTGCAGATACCTGTGGAGGAGTCACTCCAGATGAGCTGTGATCCTGGGCGGCGGAGGATGTACAGGCCCCTAGTGCCTGGTTTGGAAGGGGTGTGGGCTCCCGCGGTGCATTCTAACTGTTTGCACAACGAGCGGGCGGCCCTGCTGCAGCGAACTCTCGGGCCAATGCCTGAGGTTCCGGTCGGCGCTTTGGTGAAGAGGCAATTCGCACATTTGCGTCTAATGGCTCGTAGATCCGGCGTCGAGCGGATGTCCCGAGAGTCTGTTGCGTTGTCTTACTCAGGAAGACTTCGCAAAAGATACCTAGCAGCTCTAGATTCCTTGCGGGAAGAACCGGTGAGTAGCAGAGATGCGAAAATCAGAGCTTTCCTCAAGGCCGAGAAATTTAATCCGTTGGCAAAGGCCTCTAAGCCGCGGATGATAATGGCTCGGGACCCTAGGTTTAATCTGGAGCTTGCGGCCTACCTGAAACCCATCGAAGCTTGGCTTTGGCGACGGTGGAAAGTAGGGTTTGGGGGTGTCAGCAGATCTCGCGTGGTGGGGAAGGGATTGGATGGTCCTGGTCGAGCGGCGCTCATCGCTCGCAAGATGGAGGAGGTAGGAGAATGTGTGGTCTTTGAGGTTGATGGCAAGGCTTTTGAAGCCCATGTGACGGAGGAGTTGCTGACACTAGAGCACTCTGTTTACATGTCCGCCTTCCCTCGCGACTCCCATTTGAGTTGGCTTTTGTCTTGCCAGAGGCGACTTTCGGGTCGGACTGCTGGTGGAATTAGGTACTCTCGGAGGGGTGGACGTGCATCAGGCGACTACAACACTGGCTTGGGTAACACCATGGTCATGGCTGCGGTTGTCTTGGGTGCTGTCCAACTCTTCGAGCAGCGCTTTGGTTCCATCAGGGGGACGATTCTCGCCGATGGTGACAATTGCCTTCTCTTTGTTGGGAGGAGCCGGGCGGAGGAGTTTCGGACTGTTTTCGGAAGCTTAGTGGAGGAGGTATCTCCCCTGGAGCTTGCGGTGGAAAAGCCAAGCACTCATCTCGAGGGCTGTATGTTCGGTCAGAGTAGACCTTGTAAGACTGGGCGTGGTCTAACAATGGTCAGAGATCCCTGGAAGGTCCTCTCACACTCAACGTCTGGTTATCGCCATTTTGACCAGCGTGTTTTTGGGTTGAGGATGTTGAAAGCGATCTCGGAGTGTGAACTCACTCTGGCACTTGGCGTCCCGGTTCTTCAGACTTGGTTTGTGGAGGTGTTTGATAGTCTGGAGCGGCTGGGGGTCAAGGACCTGCCGAACCCTGAGCTTTACCTTGAGCCTCGGTTGATTGCGGCTTCCACCCGCCGTCATGTTCGGAGTGCTGTTGTTGGGGTGACTGCGGAGGCCCGTCTCTCGTTCGAGCTGGCGTGGGGTCTGTCGGTAGAGCAGCAGGAGGAGATGGAGGCTCGGATTCGCGATGGCATGCGCGGGCTTCGTTGGGACCAGGACAGCCGTAATTGGTTGCTAGAGGAAGTCCTGGTCGGCGATGCTGGTGTCTCGTGGTGCGGGTCTTTTGAACCGAATGCGGAGCTCTACTTGGGTGAGGTTAACTAGGAGTCTGTTCTCTGTACTTATGCGTAGATGGTGAGACCAGGTCTACGTGTAAGTGTCCCAAGGGCTGTCCACGGCCTGAGGGACCTGTTATCAGACAGGGGACATCCGCAGATATGCGGCCTAGTGCTTCATCCGGTCATAGCGCTGTAGCGGCGCTGGGGCGTTGGGGAGGCGTGGTGGAGATCGTTTGCCAGGTAGACGAAAGCACCTATGTACCGTGGCTGGCCCGGGGGCTGGCCTGGCTCCGCAGATTGCGCCTTGCGGAGGGGCGACGGTGTGGTGGTGGAACTCGGCCTTTTTCTGTATCAACCCTAGAGGGCAAGGGGTTGTTAGATTATGGGGCGACCACTCCTGCGTGGACGGTAAGGATGAGAGATAGGAAGGCGGTCTCTGCTCTAAGTGGCACCGGGGGGGACACAGGCAATGTCAATAAGTCCTGCTACTCGAACGGGTTTTGCTGCGGTGAGAGGGATGCTCGTGCCCCTGCTCGCGATACGGTTCGGGCGATTGCTGCGCGCGCCCCGGATCTCGTGTGTTGTCTAGACGAGGAGCAACACCACATGGAATGGTAGGGCCACAGTCCGGAAGGGTGGTGGCCACCGGAGGAAGCTACAGAACCTCCGTATTGTGCGGGTAGCCGGTGAGTAGGTGAAAGCTGCTAAACCCAGTGAGTACTGCCACCGGTCCGTGCTATGAGGGCGGAACAGGGACGATCTCAGAAACGAGATGGCGAACTTGGAGACTATCTGGGGTGCCGGAATCCACGGCCTCTCACTGTTTAACTGCTTCGTTGAGCCTGTCGGGCTCCGAGCCGCGGGAGCGGTGTATTGCAGCAGTTGACCAACGCTTGCGGGTAATGGTGCAAGCGACC